ACTAAATTCAGCAAAATGGACGAGGTAAGAGTCGATACGGGCAAAATCTTTAAGTCGGAGAAGACAGAAGAAGGTTATTTAAGGGTGTGGATGACAGTTTCGCGCACGGGGGAGTTGCAGTATCGTAATGACGATGGTTCAGCTCGGACGGAACTGGTTAGTCATCAAACTTTATTTGACCAAGGTTCTCTTAATACGGCTTGGGGGAAACCTATTACCGATAACCATCCTCGCAAGAACGATCAGTATATTTTAATTGATAGTTCAAACACCAGAGACTATCAGCGTGGCATGACGCAACAAGGCATGGTGGTAAACGATAATTTTCTTACAGTAGTGGGGGTGATTACTGATGGTGAGTTAATTAGAAAGGTTGAGTCTGGGGAAAATCAAGTTAGTGCAGGGTATAAGGCTAGTATTGTCGATCGAGGGGATGGCAAGTATGAGCAAATGAACAGACGATATAATCACTTTGCTGTGTTACCAAAGGGTAGAGCAGGAGAGGATGTGAAGGTTCATTTGGATTGTTTTCGCTGTGATTTGGACGATACGATCGAAGAATTTAATCAAGGAGAAGATATGACGGTAACAGTACATTTAGACGGTATTGGCTATCAAGTCGAACCCAATATTGCTAGTGCGATTGCACTGGAAAAGAAAAGACTTGACGGGGAATTGGGTAGTTTGAGAGTGGATAAGGAAACTTTAGAAAGTAAGTTACAAGATACTCAAACTAAATTGGATAAGGCAGAAGGGGAACTGGAAGCAACAAAAATCAAACTAGATGAAGCTCTTAAACAGGATTCTTTGAGTGAGGAAATTTCAGCTCGGATGGATGTTTGGGCGGAGGTTTTACCTAGTATCAAGAATAAAGATTCTCAATTCAAAACTGACTATGGCTTAAAGGTAGCTGACATCAAACGAGCCTACCTTAAACGAGTTCACGATCGAACTGATTTAGCAGAAAAATCGGATGCGTTTGTTGAAGGGCTTTATGAGGCTCTAAAACCTGATGAACGTACTGATGCGATCGCCCTTGCTAATCGTCATTTTGAAGAATTGGGGGGAATTCGAACAGACGCTTCGGGGGTAGAAAAAGCCCGTCTGGAAGCGATGAAACGGAAGGAAAAAGCGTATATGGAGAAGGTGAAATAATGCCACAAACAAGTTATTCAATTTATCAGGATAAGGGTTTTGAGGGAATGATTGCTAATTCTCGTCATAATTACCATATTCGTGGTACTCATGATGAATTAGTGAATGGTGATACCGCAATGATTCCTTTTGGGCGAGTGGTTCGATCGCCTTCTGCTACGGGAGAGGTTTTGCCCTTGAGTGCTGATGCTCAGACGATGGGGGGTGTTACGGTTTATTCTGCTGTCTATGAAAAAGACGAAAATGGTAACTCTGGTTATCCAGTCGATAAACCTATGAGCTTAATGACTGAAGGGGAAATATTTGTCATTGCTGAAGTGGATGTAGCCATTACGGATACGGTATTTGCTCGGTTTTTGATGAATGGTTCACCCGGTGAGCATGATGCGGTGGGTAGAGTGCGCGATGATGCCGATAGTGGTGGCGCTACGCAAAGGGCGGACGCTGTACCTAATGCTAAGTTTTTGCATCCTGCAAAGGCTGGTGAGGTAGTTCGAGTTTACGTTAATTTTTAGGAGTAATTAGGTGAGTCAATCGGCATTAAACGGTGGGTTGTTTCTCAGTCGTCAACTTGAGCAAATTTTGCCCAAGTTGTATGAGAAAAGATACCCAAGGTTATGGGCGGAGGAGGGATTATACTTTCCTGCCACGGGTGATTTGGAAATGGGCGCTCAAACTTTGATTGAAGAGACTGTTACCCAGATTGGGGAAGCCTCAATCATGAGCGATCGAGCTACGGATATTCCTGCGGCGGAAACGATTATTGATGAGACTCCATTTAAAGCAGTATGTGTGTCAATTCATGTGAATTATACAATTCCTGAGTTAGCGGCGGCGCAAAAAGCAGGTAGAGATTTACGATCGATTCGCATGAGTTCGGCGGATAGAGCGATTAAAGAGAAGATACACAAGTTAGCTGTTTTTGGTAGTGCTAAACACGGGATGACAGGAATCGTCAATAATCCTAACGTGACAGCAGTGGATAGTTCTTATGATGCAGATAATGGGGCAACTACGGTAGATGATCATATTAGCTTTGTAGCTGATAACATCATTAAGGTAGAAAATGACACTAATTTGGTCGAGGGAATTGATACTATCTTAGTCCCTGCCAAGTTACACAATATTTGGAGTAAGGCAAGGGTAACTAATACCAGTCAATCGGTTATTAATTATCTGTTAGAGAATTTTGGTCCTAGTGCCGGGGGGAGTTTACGCAACATTATCAAAGTGAATGAGTGCCGTAATGATCAACTTGTGGCAAATGGCGTTACTCTTTCTGGTGTTAATGACGATCGGGTGGTATTTTTACCAGTGACTCCTGATGCAGGGGAGCGTAAATTCTACGGGATGCAAACGTTAGAGCCTCAGTTAATGGGTATGGATTATAAAGTGTTTATGTACGCAGGTACAAGTGAGGCAATTATCCATTACCCCGGCTCGATGCTTTATGTTGATATTCCCAAGTTATAGGAGTTAAATAATGCAAGTAATTTATTATCCTGAGAAACAAAATCCCCCACGCAAGGGCAATATTTATCTCGATGATCAGCTTTTTACCCCCGGTAATAATGAGGTTGATGAGTCGGTGACTAAACATCAATCGTGGGCAAGGTTAGTGGACTCTGGGGTGTTTAAGGTGGTGAGTAATCCTCAACCGATTGAGCCAAAGACTCGCATTTCTAGCCTAACGATCGATGAAGCGACTCCCTTGATTGAGGAAGAAACAGATGTGGAAGTTTTGAAAGAATGGCTAGAAGCAGACGGTCGCACTGGTATAAAAACTTTGATTAATCGTCAGATTAAATTTTTGGAGAATATCTAATGAGTACTCCTTTTGCTAATTTTGCCAATGCTACGGTAACGTTTAAGGTTCGATCGAACGAGCCTGTAGTGGGTGCTTATGGGCATTTGGAGAATAATTTGATTGATTATTCGGTGCGTTGTTTTTTGGTTCAGAAAAAACCGCCTATGAGTCAGTTAATGAATGAGGGTAATCAGGAGGAAATTTATGTTGAGGGTCGTTGCATTGAGCCTAAAAGGTTGTCGCCCGATATTCAACCCGAAGTGTTGGGGGATGCCTCCCTAAATGGGGTCAATTATAAATTTCGTTTATCTCCTTCGATCGCTTCTGCTTTCTTTGATGAAGATGAAATTTTAGGGCAAAAGATTAATGGCTATTTGATCCAAACTTCTTTATGGGGGGGGCAGTCCAATGGCAATTGATGTACGAATTTCGGGTAATGCGATTCAAGTGATAAATGCCACTAGGGTAAAGATGGAGAAATTAACTCCTTTTTTTGCGTAAAGCGGCGATGTACCAAGAACGCAGTACTAAATTAAATTTTGCGAAACAGTCTGACCCCGATGGAAATAAGTGGGCTAGTCTTTCTGCTATCACTCTCAAGACTAAAAAATCTGGGGCGATTTTGCGAGAGACAAGTGCTTTGATTAGTTCTATCAGCTCAACTATTGCCGATAAGAGTGCGATCGTAACGGCTAATCAGGCTTATGGCATTTTTCATCAAACGGGGACGAGTAAAATGCCTCAGAGACAATTTCTGGGAATTAGCGATCGAGATAAGGAAAAAATAATGCAAATTGCTCAAAAATTGTTAGTGCCATGAACTCAATCATTGAACAGGAAATTATCACTCAATTATTACCAATTCGGGAGTTAGGAATAGCGGTGCATTGTTTGCCTGAGTCGCCTACTCTTTGGGGTTCGGTGGCAGGTAATGGGTGGGTTTCTGTTCAGTGGGATACGAGTGAATTGGAAGACTATTCCTTGGGAGAGCAATCAGCTATAGAGTTGCTGAAATATAAGCTCGATGTAAGGGTAAAAACCTTACGGGGTAGTAATTCTCTCTATGTTGTATTGAATCAGTTGAAACAATTGTTGTGGGGATTCCAGCCTAGTGTTTGTTATCGTCCTATTTCGATCGATAAGTTTCAGTTTGTTGGTATGGCAGAGGATTATTGGGTAGCTACAGGGGGATTTGTGGCTTATGGCTACGGTGGTTATTCTCAGCAATTTAATGATGATTATCCTACGGTTCGTGGGATAACAGTAGGTTCTGTTTTTGTAGGTTCTTAATAGGAGGAATAAATGAGTTTTTTTCATGGTGCGGAAACTAAATTTGTCGACGTGGGGCTTCGTCCTGTTCGACAAACTCAGGTAGGGGTAATCGGTTTGGTGGGTACGTCTCCTCAATATTTAGTTGCGGGAGGCAATCAATCGTTAAATCAACCCGTTCAAGTTTTAAACAAACGACAAGCCGTTGACTTCTTTGGGGCTGATCGAGAGGGCTACACTATCCCAAGTGCATTAAATGCTATTTTTGACCAAGTTGACTCTAGCGGTGGCGTTATTGTGATAGTGGTCAATACTTTAGATTTAGCAACCCATACATCTGATGTGGTGGGAGCGTCTAAAACTTTTAGCACTAGCGGGACAATTCAACTTGAGGAGGGGATAACAGATTTAGTAATTACCAATGCTGGTGGTTCTATTACCTATGATATTGCTGATGATTATGTTTTTAATAGCCAGACTGGAGTGGTAACAAGGGTACCTAATGGGGTTATAACGGCTGGGGCAACGGTAAAGGTTTCTTACACTTTTGTTGATCCTTCCGTGGTAGAGAATGCTGACATTATTGGATTCGGTAGAACTGGATTACAGGCTTTTATTGATAGCTTTAATCTGTTTGGATTCTTTCCTAAGATTTTGATAGCACCTTGGTATAGTGCGGTTGCTGCGGTGACATCAGCACTAAATCAAATTGCTGAAACGATCGATGCGATGGCGGTGGTGGATGCACCTGTAGGAACTCCTTCTGGTGAGGCGATTGCTGGTCGTGGTCCTACTGGCACAATTAATTTTAATTTTGCTAGTAGTCGTTTAATTGGTTGTTATCCTCACTTAAAGGCTTTTCGACAGGCTACGGGAGTGGTAGAGATAGAGCCAATGAGTACTCGTTTTGCAGGGGTATGGGCTAACAAAATCGTGAGTCGTGGCTTCTGGTGGAGTCCTAGTAATACTGAGTTTAAGGGGATCGTGGGGACAGAGATCCCAGTTGAATTTATCCCCGGTAATCTTGATACGGAGGCAAATAATCTTAATGCAAATGGTATTGTTACTTACGTCAATTATTTTGGTAATGGTATTCGATCGTGGGGTAATAGAAGTTTTGCCTTTCCTACTAATACAAGCCCTGATAACTTCATCAATATTCGTTTTGCTCAGATTGTAATCAATGAGCGGATTCGGTTTTTTGCCATGCAGTATGTGGACTATCCTATCAATGACGCGCTTATTGATGCCATTTTGGATAGCATTAATGCTTATGTTAGAAGCCTGATTAATCAGGGTGGGTTGTTAGATGGATCGAGAGTGTACTATGATCCTGTTGATAATCCTTCCCAACAAATTGCTGATGGTCAGTTAGTTTTTAGAGTAGAAATGTTGCCCTCTCCTCCAGCGGAAAGGATTACTTTCTTGAGTTATTTGAATGTAAATTTAGCTAATGCGCCTAATGTTGGGCGTGAATTTGTAGGAGGTTAGTATGATTAGAAGATTATCTAATGCACGGGTTTATATTGAGGGAATTGAGGCAACGGGATTATGTGAATCTTTTGAGTTGCCCACTGTGGAAGTTGAACAAATCGAGTATTCTAGTCTTGGCATGGTTGGGATGATAGAATTACCAGCTTCGATCGGCAAACTAGAAGCTAAGGCAATTTGGTTACACCAACCGCCTGAGATTTCTACTTTGATGCACAATCCTGTTGTTACAAGTCAAATTCAAATACGCAGTGATCAAGCAATTTTTAATAGTTTAGGTGCACCAGTATCTGGACTTTATACTGCTATCATTCGTGGGCGGCCTAAAGAAATGATGGGGGGTAATTTTACAAAAGGTGAGGGTGTGAAACCTGAGACTACTTTTGCTGTAGATTTTTATAGTCTTGCGGTCAATGGTTCTTTAGTTTTAGAAATTGACGTAATGAATAATGTAGGGATTCGGGTAAATGGTGATTTAATTCCGTTGGTAGGATTTTAGTAGATGATTGGATATATTGAATTAGATGAGGGCAAGTTAGAGATTCAAAGGGAAGCAACTGGACGTGATTTGTTACGGGCTTTACAATCCCAAACAAAGGGCGGCGGTTTTATTTCTTCTCTAATTGCCAGTGTGTGTTCTTTAAATGGTCAAACTCTCACTCCTGATATGGTTGAGGAGTTTGATGCAGGTATTAGTTTGGCTATTCAAGAGGCGATTTTTACTACTCAAGAATTAGTGCCAGAAAGTATAGAAACTTTTCCTAAGATTTACTGCTTAGGAGATAAATCTATCACTTTAAGTGAGCCTCGCAAAATCAAGCATGACAGCAAAGCCACTAGATTAGCCAATGGTGATAATAATGCGATCGCCTTTTGGTTAATAACTTTATTGGTATCAGTGGATGACAAGTCTTTGCGGTATGATGATTTACTTGATTTTCCTGCGGGGGATGTACAGGCTTTGATGGGTTTAGTTACTCCAAAAAAGCCTATTCTTGTACGGGCGAAAACGTAATTTTTGCCTGTGAAGTCCTTAATTGTAATTTTGTCGATTTTCTTGAGTTTGATTCTGAAGAAGGTTATTACTGGATTTTACAGGCGATCGAGTATAGGGAAAAAGTAAATGAGCAGAGAAGGCGATGAGTGACGCGCAGTTAAGGGTAGAGATTAGGGCGGATGCAGATCAGGCTACGTCAGAGATTCAAAGACTAGAGGAACAAATAA